CCAGTCCACACTCCCCTACGGCCCCCAACCACTTGCGCCAGACCCTGTCATTCTGGACAGGGATGAGGCACATCGGATCCTTCTTCAAGCATGTGCGTACATTCCGCACCATGCACCAACCATTCTTCAACAGCACAGGGTGGCTCTGGCAGAACTCAATCTCCTCAAAGGTCCACACAGGTGCTTCAACGGTCATCCTGAATCCAACGCGCTCAAAATACTCTGGCACATACTTCAACACTCTCTCCAAGTCCTCTTGCTCCAACATCAACACACAATCATCCCCGTTATTGGCTAGCTCAGATACAATGTCCAACTGCTTGCACATGGCCCAAATCAATGAGCACATGATGATGCAATTACCGAGCGACGTATTGAGGTCACCACTAGACCTCGTACCGGGCATCTCAAAGCGCACTGTCCCGTCGTTACAGTACGCCACGCCCTTATTGTGGAGTTGCCAACTCAACAACGTGCTCAGCTCGTCTGATTGGAAAACCTCGTTGTAAAACTCATGCTCATAACGCAAGGCCGACACGCTAACGTGCATGTCAAACTTGGTGGCATCGAGCCCGAGGGCTACGGGGTTACGGAACCTATCCCACTTCTGCTTCAAAACTGCCGCAGATGCGAAACTATCCATACCTTTGATGACTGTGTGATCAGTTTTAGCACCCCACACCTCGTTAATAGCCTCAAAGTACAGCTTCTCTGACTTCTTGAGGTACCTACCCAATACGAGGTTGAAACGGGCGCTACGCGGATTAATCAACCGCAGAGCCTTCAACAAACATTGCTTCTCAAACTTTGTGAAAGGACGCAACTCTGCATCTTTGCGGGTGAGACTTTTGCGCAAAAGGCTGGTTAAAGCACGCTCGTAAACTCGGCGCTTGGCACCAGTATAGCATTCAACTACCGTTCGTAGTGCTATCACTGTGGCACGCGCCGCTACGTACGAAACGCACTCGCTCTTAAACCTCTGGAGTTCAGGACTAGCGTAAACACTAGCTGGCACATCCAACGCTGGTAGAAATTCATCACCCACTTTGCAAAGAAAGTATCGCTCCAACAATGCGCGTTCCACCCCGTCGACATTATTGTTAAAGACTCCCAAATCATGGTTGTCCCCCATGCGCGATACTACATGGTACTCCCTCTTCTTCGTTGGCTGCCCGTTCCGCTGCACAGTTAACTTGTGCTTCGGACGCATTGCAGAACGGCCCTCAGGCTTCTTTAACCAGAACATACTTGATGCTGGTACCTGATGGTGCGCGTCCTGCCCGATGTGACGGATTGGGCGTCCCTAGCAGTCGAACTTCACTTGTTCGACTGTTCCTAGGAACCACCTCAACAGGCGCGAATTGCGTGTGGCACGCGCCCGCCATGTTGTCACTCGGTAATGTGAGTCATCTTCGAAGAAGCAACGTTCAATGTGGTGCAGGTGTGCCGCAGCATCCAAGGTGCGCACATTCCAGTCACGCAACAACTTGGCAGCTTCGCTGCGCACTACCGCCACATTCCCTGCAACGCTGCGATCCATAGCCCCTAGGCCCAGCTTCATACGCAATGCAACTGTGGCTTGGGCTACCAGACGAGGGACATGGTGCACAGCCTCCTTGTTGACGGCGTGCACTTGCTCTACCACGGTTTCCACCACGGTCCGATTCTCCTGGGCCTCAACAACGGTGAGCATTTCCCAGTTGACATCCTTTTTGAATGTGCGCTCGCGTTCCCAATCCGCGGCGACGTCCCCACATCCAAAGCACTTGAGCACTGCTGACTTGACGTTGTAGCAGACTCCTTCCCAGAACGACTCCTTGAGCGATGGAATCGCGTGCACACTCGACAACTTGTACACCGGGGGGGGTACCACTTCGGGCACCACTTCTGGTTCTCTATCATACACCTTGAATGACCGGACAGATTGAGTGCGGTAAGGCACACATGCATCAGCACGGTGGTACAAGTCGTACGCAGTGTAGAACTCAGCATCAGGGGGCAGGATCGGCGGAAAGTCGCCAAACACCAGCCCAGACATCGTTTTGTTCGCAGTTACAAATGCAAGCTGATGACTTGCAAAATTTATCCCCTTTTGGTAGACCGAACCTTCAAACCCCACTGTCGATGTGGAGAGATACTCTCTAGC